TGTATTTAAGTTTAAATATAATTCAGACGCTTTTAATGGCATACCTAAGATTAACTTTGTGGTTAGAGGAAAACTAATTAATACTAATTTAAGTGGATCAAGCTATGCGTACTCCGCAAACCCTGCTTTAGTTTTGTATGATTATTTAACCTCAACTCGTTATGGTAAAGGTTTATCCGCAAGTGATATTAATACCACAGCATTTACTTCGGCTCAAAATACTTGTGATACTAATGTTACACCATATACAGGTGCAAGTACGGAGAAACTATTTGAATGTCATACTGCTTTAGGAAACAAGACTAAAATAATAGATAATGTTAAAAAGATATTATCTTCTATGAGGTCATTTTTTACTTTTAGTGGTGGTCTTTACACAATCAAAGTAGAGGGTACAGGATCTAGTGTTTTATCTATTACCGAAGATATGATTATTTCAGGCATACAGGCAACAGGTGAAACTAAACAGAAAAGATATAATAGAGTTATAGCAAGGTTTGATAACGCTGAAAAAAACTTTCAACCTGATGAAGCTATTTATCCACCAAGTGATGAAACTAATGTTGGTAGTGCTTTTAAATACGCAACTATGTTAGCTAATGATAATAATGAGGAATTACATTTTGAAATATCTATGCCTTGTACAGTTAGTCCGTATCAAGCAGAAGATATGGCTGAATTAGTTTTAAAAAGGTCAAGAGCAGGATTGCGGATTAATTTTATGGCAACAAGTGAAGCACAAGAATTAGCTATTGGAGATATATTTCAAGTTACGCATAGCGGATTAGGTTTAAGTGCAAATAATTATATATGTGTTGGTTTAAGTTTACAGAATAATGGTAATGTAGCCATTAAAGGTTTAGAATATTCTGCTGACGCTTATACTTACAATACTAAATTACAAACACCAAACCAACCAACAACATTTTTGCCTGACCCTAAGACTGTTAATGCACCAGTTATAGCTTCTGTTACAAGTGAGGCAGTAAATGTTACTGAGGGTAATTTAAATGTAATAATGACTGTTAGTTTAAGAAATACGCCTGACTTCTTTGTAGATAAATACGAAGTATTTTATAAAAAGAGTACGGATTCAATTTATAAATCGGCAGGTATTTCATCAACTACAGTTAGAGAAATTCCTGTTGAAAGTGGAGTTACATATAATGTTAAAGCTAGAGCTATAAACTCATTAAATTATAAATCAGCTTATGTTGCACAAGATCATTATGTAATAGGATTTACTGATCCACCTGCTGATGTAACTAATTTATCAATAGATTACCAAGATCAAATAGCTATGCTATCTTGGACACCTGTTGCAGATTTAGATTTAGCCTTTTATCAAATTAGGTTTTCACCTTTAGTTAGTGGTGCTACCTATAACAACTCTATTATATTGGTAGAAAAAGTTAGTCCACCTGCTAATAGTGTAACTGTACCTGCTAAATCAGGAACTTTCTTTATTAAGGCTCACGATTTATTAGGCTATAAATCTACAAGTGCAGGAAGCGTAATTGGTACTATTTCAGCATTTGCAGGAAATAATGTTGTTTCAACTATAACTGAATCATTAGGCTACACAGGAACTAAATCGAATGTAGTGGCTTTGTCAGATGGATTAATATTAGATTCAAATGGAAATTTTGATTCTAGAAGTGGTAACTTTGATAGTGCTACAGGACAGTTTGATCAAGGTTCAGGAGTTGTTGCAAGTGGAACTTATACATTTGCTAATCAGTTATCTTTATCCGCAAAGTATCAAGGTAGAGTTAGTGCTGATGTAATTACAACACAAGTTGATTATGCAGGATCTTTTGACGACCAAACAGTTTCTTTTGACGCTGTAGTTGGATTATTCGATAACGCTACAACTGACCCTGATTTTGATGTAAAAATGTTTATTGCTACATCTGATGATAATTCTACATTTACTTCATTTACTAGATTTTATGATGGCAACTATGAATTTAGATACGCTAAATTTAAACTAGAATTAATAAGTAACAATCCATCAACTACACCTAAGATTACTGAATGTAAGGTGAATTTAGAAATGGTTGATAGAACTGACAAACAACAAAATATTGCTTCAACTACTTCTACTAGTGGTAAGGCAGTTACATATGGCACAGCATTTTTTGCAGAGCCTAGTGTAATCATTGCCGCTCAAAATCTTGCGACAGGTGATTTTCACACAATAACAAGTAAATCAGCTACAGGTTTTACCATAGAATTTTTTAATGCTAGTGGTGGAACTGTCAATAGAACATTTGATTATGTGGCTAACGGACAAGGTACAGCAATTTAATTGCCAAATTAAACGAATAATAGTATAAACAGGAGAATATATGTCACAACACGATTACATAATAAACAATGCCACTTTCCCTAATGTTAGGTCAGATCTAAATTTAGCTTTAGGTGCAGTAGCAACTAATAACGCAGGAGATGACGCTCCAAGTACCACTTACGCTAATCAATGGTGGTTTGATTCAAATGGTAATACCCTATATTTACGCAACAAGGACAATGATGCGTGGGTAACAATCCTTACGATAGGTGCAACTTCTGATACTGTAACAAGTGTTGAGGGTGCTTCAAGTTTAGCAGGTATTGACGATCAATCATCTTCTAATGATGATCAAATAACAATTACCGATACTGCTGTTATCATAAATCAGGATTCTGACGATTTAGATTTTATCGTAGAAAGCAATGGTAATGCTAATATGCTATTCGTTGATGGTGGTAATGATAAAGTTGGTATTGGAACTGGAACTCCTGCTAAATTAGTGCATATTGTTGGTGCGGCTGATAATGGTATTTTAGAGGGTATTCAAATAGATAATACTGACCACGCTTCAACAGAAACGGGACAAGCGGTTGCAATCAATTTAAGATTAAGTCAAGCAGGGACTATGCGAGACGCAGGTCGTATTACAATTGGTAAAGATGATGATTGGGATGATGCCGCAGCTACAGATTCTCATATAACTTTTAAAACTATGACCAGTAATACACTTACTGAACATATGAGAATTACTAGTGCAGGTAGAGTTGGCGTAGGGACTAATGCTCCTGATATGTTATTAGATGTTACTGGGGTAATATCTGCAGGTGCAGGTACTGATGAAGATTTGCAACAATGGAATATTGGTTCTGATAATGTAAAAGCTAAAATGACATATTTAGATGCAAGTTCTAACAGAGGCCTTGCCATTGGTACTTCTACAGGACACGATTTTTTCCTACGCACTAATAATAACATTGGACTAAAAGTAGATTATGCTGGTCACGTTACTATGCCACTACAACCTGCTTTTCTTGCAGTTACTAACCAAAATCAACAAAATGTAGCTGACGGTTTTGTTACTGTAGGTGCAAACCACGAAATGTTTGACCAAAATTCAGATTACAATACCAGTACTTATCATTTTACTGCACCAGTAACAGGTAGGTATGTTCTTTTTGGTAAAATAGCTATAGAGCAAATGCCTAATGACTACCATTGGATATATGCAGGTATTGGAACATCTAATAGAACACATTACGGAGATTTAATTGACCCAAGAGAAATATTAAGTAATGGAGATACAAGTTCAGGCTCGAGCCACTCTTTGTCAGTACAAATACTAGCTGACTTAGATGCCAACGATACTGCTTATTTATTTCTAAGAAGTTCGGCTCACGGCACTAACATAATGGACATAACAAATACTGGCACAGTAAACCCTGATACTTTTTTTAGTGGCTATCTAGCTTGTTAATAATGACGAAACAATCAATCTTAAAGGAGATAAAATAATATGGCTAATCACACAAAAACAATAACATTAACAGATTTACAACAAAAGATTCTGTCTAATGATTTATATAACGATACCGATAATGCAGGTATTGATGAGTGGATACAAGGAGCAGTTGATGGTAAACTGAACAACTGTTGGAAAAGATTTCAAACACAGTGGACAACTACATTAATGAATGATGATTCATTTACTGACAGTATTCCATCTAACCAAGCAGACTTTGTAGCACTAGTAGTAGATCGTGCTGATTACAAAAATCGTAAAGCTATTGACGATAGCAAAGGATAAACTATGTTTACTTTCTATGAAAAAGAATATGACGAAACTAAATTATCCGATAAAGGTAAGATAGCTTTCGCACAACTGCAATATGTTAAGCAAGAAAGGTCAAAACTTCTTTTAGAAACTGATCGGCTTAACACGATAGAGGGTGCTAACTCAGCAATTCTTAAAGCTGAATTACCGAAAGAGGCAGTTGATGACAACACAATCACAGAAGAATAGTGAAACTTTAATTAGGTTAGAAGCTAGAATAGCTACTATAGAGACTAATCATTTACGCCATATTGAGATTGATATAAATGAGATTAAAACCAATTTGAAGAACTTATGGAAAGTAATAGGTGCTTTATGTTTTATGTTCACTATAGTATTTGCAGAGACAGTTAAATCATTTATAGATTTATTGACACTTTAATAGAGGGATAAAATATGGAGAAATGTATTCTCGTAATTTCAGACCAACACATACCACATCACCATCAAGATATGATGGCATTTTTAAGAGCAATAAAGAAAAAATACAAACCTACACGCATACTCAATATTGGTGATGAAGTCGATTCACACGCTATATCGTATCATTCACCAAACCCTGATCTTGCTAGTGCAGGTGATGAGTTAAGAAGATCTTTAGACACTATCCACGAACTTGAACAACTATTTCCGAAAATGGATTTAGTTCATTCTAATCACGGAAGTTTAATATTCCGCAAAGCCTTAACACACGGATTGCCGAAAGCCTTTATAAAAGAGTACAATGAGTTTTTACAAGTTGGTAAGGGTTGGAAATGGCACGAAGATATAGTTATCAAAGCCTCGAATGGACAAGATATATATTTCTGTCACGGAAAGACTGCTAACATTTTAAAACTTGGTCAACAGTACGGAATGAATGTAGTGCAAGGGCATTTTCATACGAAGTTCAATATCCAATACTGGTCGAATCCTAACGCCTTACATTGGGGATTACAAGTTGGTTGCCTTATAGATAAAGACAGCCTTGCTTATGAGTACAATAAACTATTTAAAGACAGACCAATAATAGGTACAGGAATTATTATTGAGGGCTTACCATATTTATTGCCAATGGTCTTGAATAAAGGCGGAAGATGGAATAAAGTTGTTCCTTAATGAGTGCTTTTAAAAAACAAATAGCAGGTAAACATTACCTAGACTTTAAAATACAACCAATGGATTTTTTTATACAAAATAATATTTCTAAGATAGATGGAGATATTATTCAGTATGTTATAAGACAAAAAGGCGATCCCATTGAGAATATTGACAAAGCTATTCATTGCTTAGAATTAAAACGAGAGGCAATTAAGAATGGAACAAAATAGAGTACAGCTTCCTGAAAGAATGGAAACGAGAAACATTAGATTAAACATTGATGACTATACTGTTTCAGTAAATATAGATTTTCTAGTAGATGAATCAGGGGTTACACCTTATGCCTTATGGGTAAGAGTTAAGCCTGAAGAAAGTACACTAGGTAGAGAGTTAAGAGCCAGTGGCAAATCTAATTCACTATTATTGCAAACAGGTTGGTCTTTAAAAGAGATAGCCGACACACTAACAAAAGATTCATATATGGGTAGTGCAGTAACTTATATTACAAAAAATATCGAAGATATTTGGAATAATGTACAGCCTGAAAAAACACCTCGTATGAGTACCGATCCGTATAAAATCAAATAGGAGAACACTATGGAAGTAATAAAAAAAGCAGTAGAAGTAGCTAACATCAAAGTTTCACTTTGGGTAGTTGCAATAGTAGCAATAGGAGCAATCGTTATATTCTAATGATTGACACTAAACAGAGAATAAAAAATCACGAAGGTTTTTCGCCAGTTGTCTATACAGATACCTTAAATTTTAGAACAATTGGCGTGGGACATTTATGTACAGATAAAGATAAATTTGAAGATGGTGTTATTTATACTAAAGAAGAATTAGAATATTTATTTGAAGCTGATTATAACATAGCATTTAACAATGCTCACGATTTACTAGAAGATAAAGACATACCATATGATCCTATGGTGGAATCAGTATTAATAGAAATGGCGTTCCAATTAGGATTGCCAAGATTAAAGAAATTTATAAAGTTTATACAAGGCTTACAGGAAGAAGATTACAAGAAAGCCGCAGATGAAATGATAGACAGTAGATGGGCTAAACAAACACCTGCTAGAGCTTATGAACTTTCAACACTTATAAGGAATATAAAATAATGTGGTTATCATTACTACCTACAGTTTTAAAAACAGGTGCGGCAATATTTGCTAATAAACAAAAGGCAAAGATCTTGATGTCTGATGCCGCTTTACTTCACGCTAGTAAACAAGCCTCTGGAGAAATTGAGTATCAAGCCCAAGTAAGACAATCCAACGACAAGGGTTGGAAAGACGAGTTTG